AAAAAAAAAAGAAATAATATATTAATTGTTTTTAAAAAAAATATGTCGTCATTTAAAACTAAAACTAAAAAAAAAATTATTTATGATAAACGAATAACATTAGAAGCAAAACACAATGAAATTATTAATAATATCGCTGAAGAAAATGAGCAATATGAAAATAATTCAATTATGTTAAATAATTTGAATATAAAACTAGAAGAACTAAATAAAGATAAAAAGAAAAATATAGCTGAGATTTTATATGTAAAAGATAATATTATCAAAATAAATGAAGTGCTTGAAAAAACTAAATCACAAGAAATAGATTATTTTTTAGATAATGGCAAACTACTTTTTGATTATTATGAAACCAAAGAAAACATAACAACTAAAACAAAAGTAATTAATAATATAAAAAATGAATCCATTTCAAAATCGGTGATGGACTATTTTGGTACTCAAAAACCGAATGAAGACATAATTAATAATACCAAGGACAATATAGTAAATGAATATTTTTTCAATACCGATACGAACTTTATTAAAACAATAAAAAATGTAAATGTCGATTATTGTGAAAAATGCCAACTAGAAAAAATATTATATTTGTCAGAAGGTAAAGTCATATGTAAAGGGTGTGGTGATGAAACATTAATACTTATAGATAGTGACAAACCGAGTTATAAAGACCCTCCAAGAGAAGTAACCTATTTTTCTTATCAGCGGATCAATCATTTTAATGAGTGTTTAGCACAGTTTCAAGCCAAAGAAACTACTGATATTCCTCAAGAAGTATATGATAAAATTATAGTAGAACTAAAGAAAGAAAGAATAAAAGATATGACAAAATTAAATTCTTTGAAAATTAGAGATGTGTTGAAAAAATTAAAAAAGAATAAATATTACGAACACATACCACATATTATAAATAAACTCAATGGAGTAGCACCACCAGTTATGACCAGAGAAACCGAAGAAATATTACGAAGAATGTTTAAGGAAATTCAAATACCCTTCCATAAATTTTGTCCAAAGGATAGGAGTAATTTTTTGTCATATGCTTATGTTTTAAGAAAATTTGTAGAATTATTAGAACTAGATGAATTTATAGAATGTTTTAGTTTATTAAAAGATAGAGAGAAACTATACGAACAAGATAAGATTTGGAAAGATATTTGTAAATTCCTAGATTGGGAGTTTATTCCAAGCGTTTAATTTCTATGGAAGGTGTTAGTGTTTCTAAAATAACATATGTAATCGATACAATCGACACTACCATTAATATATCATTTATATTCAGTTTATTTGTATTCATTAAAGCCATCAATGTTATTGATAGTAAAATTAAAACCTTTACTAATCTTCTTATAAATTCACGGGGATTAATCATTATTAATATTATAAAATAAAATAAATATATGTTTTCGTGAAACATACTTAAAGATTTATAGAATTTTTCTATTACAACCATGACTGAACCAGTAGATGATTTTCTTGATAGCGACGCCTCTATATTAGGACAAAACTATGTATGTTTGTCTTTCGTGTCTCCTGAAAAATTTTTAAAACAAAAGGAAATGTACTTGTTTCACAAGTATATGCTTGATAAATTTAGAGATTATTCACAAGTAATTGATGTTTTATCAAAAAAACATCTTAAACTTGACACTGAAGATTTAGATAAAATGTCGGACGAAGAAATAAATAATGATATTAATAAGAAACTAGTAAAAGAACTTCGTGAAAAAGCTAAACTAGAATTCGAATATACCTATAACCAATTTAAAACAAACTATGGAGACTTTATGTATAGAAGTGGTGAAAGACATACCGAAGAATTCGATAAATCGAATGACTATAAAACATCTACGCGAGCATTAAAGGTCCGTGGTGTGTATGAATCATACAAAGAAGCCGAAGTTCGTGCTAAGGCATTACAGCGACGAGACCAAAATTTCCATGTGTTTGTAGGAACTGTAGGGGCTTGGTTGCCTTGGGACCCAGAAGCCGATAAAGTTCAAAATGAAGAATATTTGAATGAAGAACTCAATACTCTCATTAAAGAATACAAAAAGAACCAAGTTCACAAGGATATGCTTTATGAACAAGAAAAAGAAGACCGTCGTAAAGACCAAATGAAAAAGAAAATCGCAGAGGATGAATTAGAGAAACAAGAAAAAGATAACGCTAAACATATGGCTACGATTGAAGATAATTTGGAAACGGATGATCCTTGGGTTCAACGGGCTAATGCTGTCACTGCCGATGTCGCTACAGGCGAAGAAACCACTGGCAATTAATTTATATTTTTATTTTAATGAGAAGTTTAGCATTATTTTTACTATTATTTATTATATTTTACGGAACTTATTTTATTATGGTAAATAAGTTAAATATAACACAAAATGAAACTATAATAAAATATAAAGAAGTCCCTAAGACTTTAATTGCCCACCAATATGAATTTGACACCTTAAATTATTTTAATGAAATAACTGAAAAAGATAATTTATGGAAAGAACCGCTAATAAATTAAAATACTTTTTTGTTTTAACTATTATATATGAAATCAATATCATTGATATTTTTTACAGTTTCGATTGTATTCTTAATAGTAGGATATATGGAATTAAAAATAAGTGAAAAACAAAAACAAAAAACTGTCGAATATCGGTTCATTCCACGTAGTTTAATAGAAGACCAAGTATATCCTGTGAATTTAGAAACTAGTTTCACCGATATGTTTAAGAAACAAAACCCATATTTATATCAAGATACAGGATTGGAGAATTCTAATCTTTTATAAATGGAAATACACTAAGCTTTTAGAATCTTTTAGAATCTTTTTTTTACATTAATAGTTGGTCCACGTTTCCGGTGAGACGTTGGATCAAACGAATCGTCTTCTTCGGAATCCGAATCTTTCTTATTTTGTGCTTGATAATCCCAGAATTGTTTGGCCCCTATTTTAAAATCCTCATGAGATCCCGCCTTATACCAAAATACTTGGTCTTCCAATTTATTACTTTTTGCGTTGTTATGAATTACTAGACAATTATAATCTTCGGTACATTGGTCCATCACTTGACAAAATATTTCAAAACTTGGAAACATTCCAGCATAATTCTCGTATAGTCTTTTGCGATTAGAAACATAATTTTCTCTTAATATAAATACATAATCTATATTTGTTCTTAAGTTCGGTGGAATACCTAATGCGTATTGCATGGTAATAATAAACAATGTTTTGTAATGTCTGCCATTCATAAAAAATGAACGGATATTCTTATCCTTTACCCAAGTATTATCATATAAACAATCATCTAATATTAAAAATGCCGAAGGGTTAATATTAGATTTTTTATACACTTCTATTTCTTTCATCATTTTCTTTACGATTTTCTTTTGTCGTTTCATAACATTATCCACAATTTGTGACGTGTATTCTTCGTGTATAAATATTTCGGGTATCATATTACCATAAAATTTATTGGCACCTTCTGTTCCAGATATAACAGTTCCTAAGGGTAAATGGCGATGATAGTATAATAGGTCTTTTACTAAAAAACTTTTACCGGTTTCTCTTTTACCAATAAAAACACATACTTTATCTGACTTGACATTTCTTATGTCAAATTTTTTAAGATTTAAATTCATATATTAAGCGTATAATATAATTTTATTTTATTGACGCGAATATAACCTAAAGGTTATATAAAAAAATATCTAATATGGATAACGTTAATTTTTTAAAAATTAAGACTGACCAAAATAAGTTATATTTTCAAGACTTGGAGAAAGTATTGGCATTAACGGAAATACAATATTTTAATCCTATATATGAAAATTTTGATAAATATATTCATGAACCGAATATTACAATAAAAAGTAAATATATTGTCGACAAAATAAAAACATCGTCAAATAACTTAGAAAACGACGATAATAATTCCTATATTAAGACTTTTATTGATGCCAGTGTTAAAAATGTTCATACAAATATTACAACCGACATAGAATTGTTTGTGAAATATATTCCTATAATAGACCCCATAGAGGAAATTATTAAGGATACTAAAAATGCCAATATAATGTTGCCCAATAATTATAATTATAATATAAGTGAAAAAGTAAATAATTTTCAAAATAGTTCATATTTAGATTTCTTTTTTACCTTTTTAGGAAGTAAATTATCGGAAAGTGGTAAATGTCCGTGTTTTCCTATATTTTATGGAACAGTAAATGGAATGAAACAAAATTATATGTATGATTTAAGTGATGATTATAGTCAAGTGAAATATCATAATAATTTTCAACGTAATCTTAATAAAAATTATGAATTGGTTATTAAACAAATTACTGATAACGACAGCGACAGCGACAGCGACAGCGACAGCGATAACGACAGTGATAGCGATATCGACATACATTTAGAAATTCTGAATAATGTAGAATTTCAAAATATCAAAGATATTATTGATGAGGAATTTAAACATAAATTAAAAAATAATGAAAAAAAAAACTTATCATTAAAAAGTAATTTAGAAGAAATTATTACTATTAATGATGATAACTATGAATTTGAAAATATATTTAATGAATGTGATAATAATGTTAAATATATACAATTCAAAGAGTTTCCTGTACAATGTGTTTTTATGGAAAAACTATCATATACTCTCGAAGATTTAATTAGAAAACAAGATTACGATATCAGTGACATAGAATGGAAAAGTATATTTTTCCAAATATGTTTTGGGTTAGCCGTCGCACAGAAAAAATTTAATCTGGTTCATAACGACCTTCATTGCGAAAATATTATGTTTCAAGATACACATGAAGAGTATATTTACTACGAATATGAAAATAATTGCTATAGGATTCCTACATTTGGCAAAATAACTAAAATAATTGATTTTGGAAGAGCCACATTTACTCATAATAATATTATCTATTTCAGTGATGCGTTTGATGAAAACGGAGATGCTGGTGGTCAATATGATTATCCACATAATAATTCCTTTAAGGGGTGTAAATTAAAACCCAATCCAAGTTTTGATTTGGCTAGATTAAGTTCGACGATTATAGAGTATTTTGATAAGGACACGGACTTATATAAATTGCTTAAGACCTGGATAACAGATAAATATAATTATTTCCTTTATAATGACCCAGATGATTTTGATTTATATAAAAATATAGCTAAGAATGTCACGAATGCTATTCCAATGAAACAATTAAAAAAAAGTATATTTAAAAAATTTACAATAAAAAAAGACCTAATTCCCAAAAATATATTTGTGTATACGTATTAATTTTCCATTTGTTTCATGATTGATTTCAATTTATTTAATTCTTTAAGGTCATGGTTATACTTTATAGGATTTGGGCATATAACGGAACAGATTTCTTTACATTCGGTATCTGAATTATTTGATTTTTTACATTTTGCACGACAATCATCTTCGTACAAGGTACCAATATCAGGTTCATTTTCATTTTCCTTTTCTTTAGGTTCGTCATCATCTGGTTCATTTTCCGTTTCCTTTTCCGTTTCCTTAGGTTCGTCATCATCTGGTTCATTTTCCTTTTCCTTAGGTTCGTCATCAGAGTCGTCATCAGAATCATCGTCAGAGGGATCTTCATCTGTATCCTTAGGTTCAACGTCTATATTATCAGCAAAACCTTCTTTTAATTCACAGTTATTAGTTTTGATAATAAACAGTAAAAAGGTTAATAAAATAGCAACTTTAAGATATTTACGTCCAGTAATTATAATAGCACAAATCAATAGAAAATCTAATACACTATTATTAATCCTTAACTTTTTTTGTAATAAAATTAGTATCAATACAATAAATATTAAAACAGCTATAGTGTTTATTTCTTTTCGATTCATTAATAATATATTATAAAAAAAATTAAAAATCAGGATTTCCAATATTAACTTCTGGTTGTGAAACACTACCCGACCCACCCTTCATAATTAATGGTTTAATGTAATCGATAGACACTAATATCATAAACACAAGTATAAGATGTTTCAAATATACTTTCCAACTACACGGTTTTTCATCGGTTCTACATAACAAATATAGAACTAATGTAGATACCAACGATACAATACAATTTAAAACATACGGATTATTTAACATATTCATCATATTAATAATTGCTATAAAGAAAAAAAAAAATAAAATAAAACCAACCTATTCAAAAAATGAATAATTACGATTTCCCTTTTTGGGTTCGATATCGACCAACGAATCAAAGTTTAATTCCTTTATATCTAATTTTTCTAAATCATTTGGTTCGGTATCGTCTAAATTAACAGTTATTTCTTTGACTTCCTGGTTAGATTCGCTTAATTCTGGAAAAGCATCTTGTAGATTTACTTCTACTCTAGGTTTTGATTTTGTTTTTATTTTTATTACTTCTTCATCTATATTACTAGTTGTTTTTATGGAAAAACTATCATCAGCAGGTAATTGTGGTTCTAAATTAAGTACAAATTCTTGATTATTTATTTCAACTGGTTCAAGTTCTAAATCAGTTTTTTCTAAAGACGTATTAGCAAATTCAACTGGAACATCGACTGGAACATCGTCAAGGTTTACGACTGGGGTTTCGACTGGAACATCGTCAAGGTTTACGACTGGGGTTTCGACTGGAACAGCGACTGGAACATCGGCTGGAACAGCGTCAAGAGTTACGACCGGAACATCGACTGGGGTTTCGTCAAGAGTTACGACCGGAACATCGACAGGAACATCGGCTGGAACAGCATCAAGAGTTTCGACTGGAACAGAGTCAAGAGTTTCGACTGGAACAGAGTCAAGAGTTTCGACTGGAACAGAGTCAAGAGTTTCGACTGGAACAGCGGCTGGAACATCGGCTGGAACAGTGTCAAGAGTTTCGACTGGAACCTCGGAAAGTGTTTCACAAGTTAATTCTTTGACCGATTCTATTACGGTGTCATCAAAAGATACATTCTTTGTAGAGTCTAAAAGTACCATCAATTTATTTAATTTTTCATT